CGTCCGGGCCGAATGGGGCGTAGCAACCGACCTCGAATCCTTTGCCAGTGACCGAACTCAGGGTGTCAACCAGGTGCAGCCCCGGGTCGGCCTGGTCGGTGACCACCTCGACCTTGAACTGCGCACCCTGCAGGCTGTTGCCGTAGTCCGCCAGCTGGAAGTCGTAGAAGGCGATGTAGGCCTCGCCGCGGTAAGCCGGGGCGTTGCCCACACCGACATCCGCCTCGTAGCGCGGGTCAGGCAGTTGATCATCGGTGCCCAGGTAGACCTTGAAGCCGCTGGCACTCTGGTTGCTGGCGATGATGGTTTCCAGGTCGTCCGAGCCGGCGTTGTAGATCAGCTTGTCCGAGCACCAGATCCGGCGCACGCCTGCGATGGGGCCGAGGCCGAGCGACAGGAAGAAGGTCGCGCTGTAGGTGTAGATCTTGGTGGTGGTCGTCGAGCCACCGCCCTTCCCGCCCGACTTCTTCTTGCGCACCGTCTCCTTGAGCTGGTTGTTCTCCAGCCAGGTGATATTGCCGGCGACGGCGATAGTGCCGTAGAAGCGCGGCAGCATGGCGCCGTAGGTGCTGACCTGAACGGACTGGTCGCCCAGGCGCGGGCCTTGAATGGTTGGACCTTTTGGCGGATCTAGGTATCCGCCAGCAGTCAGGCCAATCTGCGCACCGTACAAGGCGCCAGTAGGGCCGCCAACGAAGAAGCCGACGACACCACCGACGACAGCGCCAAGTCCTTGACCAAGGCTCATTCCAGACCCTCAAAACGGTAGACGCGGACGATGCGGGCGCCCCAGAGTTCGTCCAGGCGGTGCGTGGCCACCTTGCCGTGGAGAGAGCTGCCGTGACGGATATAGGGATGGCCATCGATCAGGCCCAGGTAGATGGCGATGTGCTGCGGCGCACTGGTGATGCGCATGCAGAGGACATCGCCGCGCGCCATGTCGGCCTTGTCGATGCGCCGCAGCGAGGGCTGACTGTCGAGGATGCGCTCGAGCTGGCCATCGAATGGATGGCGCGGATAGCCCATCTCGTCGTGGTACGGCAGGCACAGGCGCTGAAACAGGTGCACCAGCACACCAGCACAGTCCAGGCCGAGACCTACTACCCGCCCCTGATGCCTGAATGGGGTGTCCTCGCATTCCTGGGAAGCGGCGATGATGTCGTCCCGCGTCATGCGCCCCTCCCGATCTGTCCCGACTGGGACGGCGCTGGGACGTGCCAATGAGCACCAGAGTTCTTGCCGTTGGACCACTTGCCGACGCAGTCTTCCTGGCGCTTGCGACAGCCCGGGATCATTTCGTACTGGTCGCCCACGCCAGGTGGGTAGAACAGCGCTTCTTGCAGCAGGATTGCACCGCCACTGGTGAATGCCTTGACCTGAATGGGCTTGAGCCCGGCATTCGGACCGGTCAGGAAACGAATGGAGCCGGTGGCGAAATAGTCGGACGCCTCAACGCGCGCGCTGTCGGCGAAGAAATACTGGTCGGTGACGCTCGTGAGCGTGCCGGTGACCTTAAAGTCGGCTAGGACCGGGCCATCGGGATTCGAGCGCGGGCCCGTGCAGCGGCTTTGACTGACCGGCACAACGTGTCCATCCAGGGTTTCGTCGAACAGCGTGTAGGGGCAGGTCGACCCGTAGCTGCGGCCTGGCGATTGCGATAGCACATCCACCTTACCCATTAGCTGGACAGAATACTGGTCATCCGTGGTGCCGACCTTGCCCCAGAAACACTCACCCAGCGGCTCTTCGTCCTCTATTGACAGACCATCCTTCCAACTCGTGGCGAACAACTTCACCCGAGCGTTGTCGTAGACCCCGGACATCAGGTCGTCGCGGGCGATAGCGCCCTGCTGCAGGATGCCCTTCAGGTCTACCGCCGAACTGGCAAAGGTGCTGGTGGCGCCCAAGCCGGAGAACTCATAGCCATGCTCAGTCAGGTAGACCTCGCCATTGCTCATCTTGAGGTCGTTAGGCTGGGACGTAAGGCGCACCACAGGCGCATCATTGGCCGGCTCAATCCGAACGCAGTACACCCGCGTCCGCCAGTCTGAGACGTGTCCTTTCATTGGGGCTCCAGAAATGCAAAAGCCCGCACTAGGCGGGCTGCTGGGCAAATCGACGGTCAGTCGAGCGGGTTCAGGATCTCGACAAGTCGCTGACTGCCGACTTCGCGGAAGCCGTTTTCGAGACCTGTCACGCTGAACGCAGCGTCGAAGGCGCAAGGGATATCGAATTCACATCCGCCGGTAATGATGTCTAGACCGGTGTTGAGCGGATGGGTCTGCACCGTACCGCCGGAGGTGTAGGCGCTGAAGGCGCTGGAGTTGATCGAGGTGGTTATGGTGCTCGCACCAGTGGCGGTGACTGTGCCACGCAAGCCGTTGATCTGGTTCATACCAAGCACATCCTTGAATGCTACCGAATCCCCCACCAGATATGGATGGCCAGCGCCGACGCCAATTACGGCGGAGGCGGCCTGGCTGATGCTGGTGATAGTGCGGCTCTTGTTTTCCGGCAGAGTGATGCGGCCCGTGGTGACGTCCACGGTATAGCCGGTAATGACGCTGCCGTGCAGGGCAATGGCCACCTTACCGGCTACAGGCTTGAACAGGATCCGCCGTGGGCGGCCCAAGTCCGGCAATCCAGGTTTGTCGCGCCCGTATTCCTTGACCAACTGGTACACCCCAGGACTGAAGATATCCAGGCGGCAGTCCTGCGGGCTGTAAGCGGACACGCCGTCATTGGCAGTGGTGAAGTCGTCCCAGCACTTGACTCGGAACCCGGCGAACTGCCCAAAGGCGCGGTGATAAAGGCCGGCGACCTCCAGGGCCAGTTCAGTCTTGGGCTTGAGGAAACCCACATCGAAGGTGCGATAAGGCTTGCCATTCTTCAACGACGGGTAGCGACCACCGCCAGCGGTCATCACTACTTCGATGAAGTAGCTGTCTTCGTACAGCGCCCCCAGCCTCACGCAAATCGGCAGGCGTTCTTCGAGAAAAGCCATCAGGTATACCTCCCGCTTCCGGCCACCCCGAGGGCGACGGCCCGCTGGATGGTCGCGGACGCCTCTCGCGCCTCGCGCGCCTTGGTCATACCGGGCAAGCTGATGTTAACAACATTGCCTCCTCCGGCCATGGGCGTGATCCGACCATTGTTGCCGGGTATCACGTATTGACGCCCTCCGCTGGTAAGGACTTCGGGGCGGTTGAACTCCCCCGCCTCGTACAGGGTTCCAGCCATGACCGGGCCGCCGTTGGCGCGACCGCCTCCGAATAGCCCTGCCAGAGAACCAATCCAACCATCGCCCTTGCCGCCCACGGCAGAACCGAAAATTGATTCGGCGAGTTGGGCAGCGGCTGCCTCGGCGAGCATGCGCTGCAGGATCGTGCCGAAATTCTTCAGCATGCCGTCCAGACCATCCTGGAAGGGGTCAAACAAGAAATCGGCGATGGCACCCTGGATGTTCTTCGCGGCCCCCTCCCAAGCCGCGGAGATGGCAGTGGTGGTCTCTTCGTTGCTCTCCTTGGCCGCCAACAGCTGTTCATCCAAAGCGCCAACATCACGGTCATAGCGCTCGGGGCCGATCTCGCCGGCCTGGAGCGCCTTGCGCAATGTCTCGACCTTCTCCTGGTAGGCCGCCAGTTCCTTGGACGCGTCCGACCAGGTGCCCTTTTCGATCTCTCCGACCTGCCCAAGCAGCTCGGCGCGCTCCTTCAGCGCTTCCTCGCCCTTTTCGTAGGCCGCCACCGCATCAAGGGCGGCCTGGGCAGAGGCGAGTTGCGCTTCCGTTGCTCCATCCTGGGCCAGCTTGTACAGAGTGGTTTCGGCAGTCGTCATGCCGAGCGTGCTGGCCTGCAGCTGCAAGGCAGCCACCTGAGCCTCAATGGCATCGGTAGCGGCGGTGGTGGATTTCTCCTTACCGTCTTCCGCAACTGCGGTGCGTTCGATAGCTTCCTTCAGCTGCTTGTTGGTTTCCGCAGCATCCTCGCCGGCCTGACGATAGTCGCCGGTCCAAAGCTTGTTGATCCGGGCGATCGCGGCCTCAGTAGTTGCCGCGTAATCGGTGGTGCCCGTCTTGAGGGTTTCCCAAGCCTCCTTGAAATCGCCGCTGGCGGCCGACATCAAAGCCGAGGCGACCGCACCGATGGCCTCGCCGGTGGCTTTGAATGACGCGCCTATCACGATGCCAACGGTGGCCAGGCCCTTGAGCACGCCAGCCAGCACATCAGCGGAGGTCGAAGCGGCTTCAGAGTCGGTCGCCAGGTCGATCAGCAGGCCGGTCAACTCGTTGAGGCTGGGTAGCAAGTCGGCGGCAAGCTCATTGGAGAAGCCGACCGAGACCTTGCTCAGCACCGACAGCGAGTCATTGAACTCTTCAGCTGCGGCAGCGGTTTCCTGGTCAAGGACGAGACCCAGGCGCTGAGCCTGTTCGGTCAGCTCGCGAATACCTTGCGAACCGCTATTGAGCAGCGGGATCAGCTTGGTCCCGGACTTGCCGAACAGGTCTTGGGCCAGGGCTGCCTTGGCGGCGCCATCCTCGTAGGATTCGAAGCGATCGGCGACTTCCAGCAGCACCTGATCGGCCGACTTCAACTGGCCGCTGGCATCCCGCACGCTGATGCCGATGTCGGCGAAAGCCTGCGCCTGCTTCTTGCTGCCGCGGCCTGCCTGGTCGATGGTCTTGTTCAGCCGCGCCAGCGAACTGTTCAGGTCATCATTGGCAACTCCGGCCAACTCAGCAGCGAACTGCAGGCCAGTCAGGGCCTCGATTTGCACGCCTGCGGCAGCAGCAGCTTTGCTGGCCTCGTCAGCAGCGTCGATGCTGTTCTTGACCCAGACCGATAAGGCGCCGGCAGCGACAACGGAGAACGCGCCGAGCGCCTTGCCGGCGTTCTCCATATCCTGCTTGACCTTGTTGCGCCACTTCTCGGATTCGCGCGCGGCCTTATCCAGACCGGCCACGTAACCGCCAATCTTGGCGACGAGGTCGAGTGTCAGCGTACCGAGCGAGCGCGTAGCCACTAGCGACCTCCCATGAGGATCTTCATCACGTCGTTGATGTCAGGGTCCTTCCGGTCATGGCTGGGCATGAAATCCTCCATGTCAGCGTCTTTCCCGTGAAGGCGCAGCAGAACCATGGCCAACAGGGCGAATCCCTGTTCCAACCGCAGCCCCTGGTTTATCGAGCCGCGGCGGCGGATATAGGCGGCCCAATCCTGGGCCTCGGTATAGCTCATCCTCTCTTGAGCTTCGGCAACGGTGCGGCCGCCGACTCCGTTCAGCACCAACTGGTGCCAGAACTCATCGGCGGCAGTCAGTTTTTTGTGGGGTCACCCGCCAAATTGACTTCCTTGACGGCGATGGACAGCACCCGGGCGAGCCCAGGCTGCAGCTGGAAGGCATCGACGTAGCTGATTTCCTCCTCACCGCTGTCACCGAAGCGGACGCCCTCTGAGATCAGCGCAGCGGTCAGGCTGCGCTCTGGGTCGGTCGGATCCGCCTTCATCACCCGCTCCATCACGCCGAATGACAGCCGCTTGATGAACACGTCGAAGGCCAGGGTTTCCTTCTCACCATCTTCGCCGACACGAATCCAGGTGACCGACTTCTTCACCAGAGCGGCGTCGACGATGCCGCCCTTGTCCTTCAGCTCACTTAGCTTCATGGATTACGCCTTCGGCACGAGGATCGGGAAATCGGAGACCTGCACCGACACGTTGGACGTGACAACGGTGTTCAACGCGAAGTCGAACGGCAGGTCGCTGATGTAGCCGTTGAAGGTGATCCAGCTACGGGTGGCCGGCAGATCGAACTCGTCGCTGCTGTCGAGCGTCGGGGCTGGACCAGGGTTAGGCGGACCCGGGGTAAAGTCCCCCCAGCCGAGCGCCCAGTCGACCTTAGTGCCGAGCACATAGAGCTCATGCAGCCGCGTGTGCGAGACCTCTGAGGGATCGAAGTTGATGGTGAAGCTGGCGGCGCCTGGGGTAGCCATACCCGCTTCGTAGCTGCGGGCAGCATCCTCGAGGCAGGTGGTTTCGATCTGATCGCGGGCGGCCGTCAGGCCGGTGATGGTTGTCACGCAACCGACAGCGATGATGCCGGCGCCCGAGCTGTCGAACTGCGGATCGATCAGGAACAGCTGGGTTCCCTGGGTCTTTACGGCCATGGTGGTGTCCTCTGGTGCGGGTTTTCGGGCAAGAAAAAACCCGCACACGGCGGGTTGGATGGGATTGCTCTTGGTTAGCGGTTGACGAGCCAGTCAACGTCGAAGGTGAAACGGTAATTCTTGGTCTCGGGATCACGACCTTCTCCCCGCCAGGCGGTGATGTAGGCCACCGGCTCGATCGCATCGCGCAATGCGGCCGCCACGGCGCGCGCAGCAGATCCGGTATCGGCATAGACATCGACCTGTAGGCCGAAGCTGTCCAGGTCTGGCCGCTGGTTCAGATAGTTTTCCGGTAGACCAGTGGCGGTCTGCCACACCGCGTAGGGCTTCTGCACGTCCTGCGGCGCCTCGCCGAACGGATACAAGCGGCAAGGATTCGCACCAATCAAAGCGGTTACGGAGGCGGAGGCTTTGCAGATTTCAAAGATCGGCGGAAACATCAGCCCCCCTTGGCGGCCTTCTTCTTGGCGCGTTTGATGGCTCGGTCGATGGCTTTCTCATACTCAGTGACGAACGTATCGGTCACCTCGCTAATGTGATCGGCCAGTGCCGAGCGCAGAAAGGGTTGGGCGCGCATCTTCTCAGTACCGAACTCCAGCAAGCGCCAGTGTGGCGTGGGGGCATTCTTCGACAGGTCCCCGCCATTCTTCAGAACCGCACCATGCAAGACCCCAATACGGAATCCAAGGTCGCCGCTCTGCTTGAACAGGCGTCCATTCCAGCGCAGGGCGATGTTGTCCGCGATACTGCGTCCGGTCTCAGCATCGTCGACACGCAGGGCGCCTTCCTTACCCTTCTGCACCACAATCGTGGCCGCCTTGCGCAAGGACGAACGGCCACCGCGGCGCTTCACGTCGTAGCTGATCTCCTCGAACTTGCCGAGCAGGCTGTCGAGGCCCGTGATACTGAACTCGATGTCATCCATGGCGGCGAAACGCGAAGGAATAGATGCCTTCCCGGCCAAGATCGGACTCGGCGTGGTTCATTTCTTCCAGGGTGAAGCCCTGCCGCTCACACCACCCGATCAGGCCATGCAGCGTCCAGTACCAGCAGTGCTCGCCCGGCTTGTAGTGCTTCGAGTGCAGGCAGTCGAGCTGATCCTTGTAGATCGGCATGGAGACGAACAGCCACTCGCCGACATGGTCGAGCAGCTTTTCCGGCTCCGGGATGTGCTCGAGGCTGTCCCAGCAGGTGACGGCCTCGGCATGGTGCTGGTACGGATCGTAGTACCGCTCCTGGGCCTTCAGCCAGGCCACTGCCTCAGCATTGACATCGAAGCCCATCGCATCCGCTTCAGTGACGAAGCGCCCGCCACCGATGCCGATGTCCACCACCTGGCCAGCGAAGTGACGGCGCACCAGGTCAAGGCGCGCCTTGGTCAGCGCAGCACCCATCGGCGTGGCATCCATCACCCGGTACTTCTCGAAATACGGGCCGCTGTATTCCATCGGCTGACGCGGGTGGTAGCCCATGCCCAACTCGTCAGACCAGAGCAGGCAGTCGGTCAGCCCAGGCGGCAAAGCGTGCGTCATAGTCGGCAATCCTTTTGTCACAGGTGTGTTGCTTCTGGGTGCAGCGGCAGAAGTTGTCCGGCAGCGCGAAGGTGATGCGGGACAGGTCCATGCTCGGATGGGTGATGAGCTCCGGGTGGTTGAAGCCGCCCTGCCCGCCACAGACGATCCAGGCCGGTACCCGGGCGGCGATGACCGCCGGCACGATCCAGCCGATGCCGCCGATCACGGCAGCGGCTCCCTGCAGCAGGGCGAGCAGCTGTTCCACCGGCAGCTCGCCGGCATGGAACTGCCGGTCCGCCGGCGGCAGCGGGTCCAGTGCCCACTCCTTGCCGGGCTCCAGGTCAGCAACCGAGACCACCCGGAACCCGCGGCGTCGCATCTCGGCGGCGGCCTGGGCCACGTACTCGGGCAGTGGGTTGCGCGTGTCGGCGCGCCATTCCGCGCGGACGGTCACTGGCCGCACCAGGACATACGGCCCCTCTACGGGGCTGGGGCCGAAGTCGGGCAGATCCAGGGCGGTGGCGCGACTGCGGAAACAGCCCGCCATGCCGGGGAAGATGCCCTGGCGGCCATAGGCGACCTGTACCAGGCGCCCGCGGGGCGCGCGCTCCCAAGTAGCAGCGTTCTGCCGACGAAGGTTCTTGGCCTGGGTGCGGAGCTTGGTATCCGGGCGGAGGAAGTGGATACCGGGAACATCGCGGTACAGCTCGGGCCACGGCGTCTCGAGCCAGACCGGTTTCGGCAGCGCCTTGATGAAGGCGCGCTGGTAGATGTTGTCGCCGAGCCCCTTCATGCCATGAATGATCATTGGCCGTCGGTGACCCCGTCTTCACACCGCAAGCGCCATTCCTTGCGGCCGGTGGCATCCGTCTCGGCGCTGCTGATGTTGTAGATCCGGCCATCCCAGAGGATGCGCCAGGTTTCGACGAGCTCAGGGAACCAACGCAGGTTGATTCGGGCAGTCGTTTCCGCCTGGGTAGTGCCGGCAGCGCGAAACTCCCGGCCAGGGCCGGTCAGCACTTCCGCCGGGACACTCGTCAGCGGACTGCCATCGGAGCGCTGCGCGGTAACCCAGACGATGACCGATTCTCCGGTCTCGGAGTCCTGTTGTTCCTCACGGGCCTCGAAGGCAATCCGGTGGCGGAGACGATGGGTCAGCACGTCATACCCCCAGTCCGACGCGGTAAGGCATTAGCTTGGTTTCCGCGATCTTGCGCAGGCGCTCCGCCTCCTCCACCGCGGCCTCGTAGTCGGCCTTGACCAGACAGATCACGGCGGTGACCACGCTGGGGGCCACCGGGTCTTCGCTGGAGGGGATGTCCTCGCTGCTCGGCGACTCAGGATCATCCACCGGCAGGGTTGGCAGTTGATTTCGTCCGCAGAAGCGCATGGCTTCGTCTTCGGCGGCATCAAGCAGGGTCTGCAGGAGAGCGTCATCGTCGTTGTGGATGACGCGCAGTGCCTCTTTCACCGTTTCGAGATTGATGACGCTCACAGCAGTACCTCGTCGAGGCTTCCCTGCGGGAAGGCATTCAGCGCGGTCGCCCGGCTGCAGTTGATGATCTCGATGCCATTCAGATGACGGGCCAGTTCGCGGAACTGCGCCGGCCACTTATCGACACTGCCGGCGTTACCGAGACCAGCGGGATGGTTGCCATGCCAATGCGCCTGGCCGCCGGTCTTCTGGCCGTCGTAGCCCAGCAGCACGATGCGGCGAGCGCCCCAGTGCGCCGCCAGGGCAATCGCCCCGGCGCCACTGTTCTGGAAAAACTTGAAGCGGGCCTTGCGCACACCCGGGTAGGTGACGGGGGCCCAGCGTTCGCCGGGGAAGGCCTCATGGACCTCAGTGGCATGGACTTTCCACCAGGCGCTGTCCATGGCGTACAGCACGTCAGCCCAAGGGCACAGGCGGAAGGTGGTGTTGGTGACGATTACGCCACGCCCTTCTTGGCGCCACGCTTTGACTTTGTCGCAGTCGTCTGCGGTGAGGCTGGGGCCGCTGGCGATGCAGACGACTTCTCGCCAGCGGCGCTCTCGGGGTCCGCGGCAGGCTCGTCGTAGGACACCAGACCTTTGCGTTTCAGCAACTGCGCTTGTTGCAGGCTGAGTTCGAACTCATCACCCCGGCGGCGCTTGCCACCGTGATCGAAACCCTGGAGGGCGGTCACAAGAATCATGATCAGTTACCTCGGAAGGCAGGCGGGGCCGAAGCCCCGCCTTGGGGTCAAGCGGAGGCAGGCAGGCCGTCGAAGTCGCCTTTCACGAAGGCTTCAGGACGATAAACCGCCAGACCAACACGCTCCTCGCAGAGGATGGTGACCATGTTCTTCACGAAGTTGTCGCGGTCCTCGGTGGAGACGGTGACCGAAACATCCTCGCGATCCCAGCCCTGAGCACCCTGCTGGAAAGAACCGGTCAGGAAATCGCCGGCGTCCATCGACTGACTGGCCACTACCGGGCGACCCCACAGGCCAGGAACCGCCAGCCCGGTCGGGGTGGTGAACAGGTACTGGTTGTCGGTGGTCTTGGTCAGCTCGATCGCGCACCAATCGATCGGGCTCAGCACGATGCCGTCCGCCTCGTACTCAGCCAGGGTGACCTGCAGCAGCGCGATACGCAGGCGGTCGATGGCGGTTTCCGCTTGGACGGTGACGCCTGGGTTCGAGTAGGTCGTGGCCTGGGTGTAGATGCCATTCAGGTTCAGGCCTACGCCAGACCCTTTCAGCAGTTGGGCCTCTTCCTTGAGCTTGAGGCCATAGCGCAGGCGGCCATCGATGTAGCTCTGCAGCATGGCTGCATCGCTCAGCACCTGGCGAGATGCACGTACCCAGTGCGCGATGGTGGCGACCGGATCGGTATCCAGCTCGAAGCTGAGGTCCGATTCCGGCTTCGGATTGGCCGGGTTTTCCGACACCACGTTGGCGTTGTTGGTGAAGCCGGTTTCACGCACATACTCGATGGAGTTAGAGCCGGTGCGACCCCAGTTCAGCAGATCACGAATGAACAGGCGCTGCTGGGTCGGCTGGATCAGACCAACGCGAGTCGGCTCTATCAGCGCTCCGGCAGAACCTGCCAGGCTGGTGATGGCCGCCTTCACCGGGGCGGTGAAGCTTCCCTTCCCACCACCGGACGCACGGGCAGCGAAGGCTTCGAAGCCTTCGGCCTCGAGGAACGCTTGGCCCATGGACTTCGGCAGTTCATGGCCACCGCCCTGCTCCAGCTTAACTACGAGCTGTTCGGCGGCCTGGAGGCGGGCCTGCAGCTCACCTTGGGTGATCAGGAGCGAATCCACCTTCGCCTTGGTCTCTTCCGAAAGCTTGGCGCTGCTCTGGATATCGAGCTTGGCCTGTTCGGCGTAGGTGCGCAGGTCATCACCAACCTTTTTCAGGTCGGCCTGCACCTGCTTGTATTCCTTCTCGATGTCGGTGTCTTCACCGGCCCGGCCGAACTGGTGGTGCGCCACGCGGACAGGGCCGCGAGCGGGTTCGACGAACAGAGCGGCGGCGGTAACCACCGTGGCGCTGGCCAGGGCTGCCCCAACCATGGCGGGCATCGACATCGGGACGATCGCAGCCACGCCCAGGGGGATGGCCACAGCCAGCGCGATTACCGCCAGGAGCAGCGGTGCGGAAAGTTTGAGCCTTTTCATAGGAGTGATCCTCATTTGTTGAGCGGGAACGTGAGTCGCGGCAGGGGGTCAACCCGCAGCTTGATGGCCTCGCGGCCAGTGTCGGTGGCGTCACGCTCACCGCTGCCGGCCGCGTCGCGCAGGCCAGCTTTGAAATCGGAAATCAGGCGCATGGCCTCAGTGCGCGGCATGCCGCTGGCGCGCAGCGCATTCTCGACACGGCGCACTGCCAGCGCGGCGGGGCGCTCTTCGCCGGCTTCGATCTCGTCGGAGGCCAGCAACGTGTCGGCAAATCCTTGGTCTATGGCCTTGCTGCCACCAATCCAGGTCTCCCCGTCCATCATCTTCTCGACGGCTTTGATGTCCTGCCCGGTGCGGGCCACATAGACGTCTGCCATCGAGGCGTCGAAGGGCTCCAGGTAATCCGCGTAAGCGCGGAAGTCATGGCGGTTGCCGGCGGCATAGGTCCAGGCGTTGTGGATCATCAGGAAGCCGGCGCGGGCGATCTGGATCTCGTCGCCCGCCATGGCGATGATCGAAGCGGCCGAGGCAGCCACGCCCAAGACCTTCACCGTCACATGGCCGGGGTGCTCGCGCAGCAGGTTGTAGATCGCCAGCCCCTCGAACATGTCACCGCCGGGGCTGTTGACGTTCACCACCACATCCCCGTCGCCGAACGAGCGCAGCACACCGGCTATTCGTTTGGCGGTGACACCCTCACCGGTCCAGAAGTCCTGACCGATGACGTCAAAGATGCTGATGCTGTTGTCGTCACTGGCGGCAGCCTGGATGCTCGGGTTCCAGCGATCCAGCGCCTTGGGCGATAGATCAAAGCGCAGGCCGGCCACGGGGGCGCCAGCGTGCGCGGCGGGCATGTTTCTACGCATTGGGATTCCCTTGGGTCTGGCCCAGTTGGTCGATCGGGATGAGGGCGGTTTGCACGGTGAGGACGTCGGCATTGCCGCCCTTGAGCGGCAGGTTTTCCTTGGCCCGACCCTCGTCGCGGGTCATTAGGCCGTTGTTGACCATGGTCGACAGGTAACTGGCGCGGCCGGCGCTGTCGGCACGCAGCAGGCCTTCAATGCTGAATTCGGCGTACATCGTCTGCTGCTCGACCGACGTCAACAGGTCCTTGTTGATGGCCTGCTCGATACGGGTCAGCCAGGGGCGGAGCGTGAACGTGAGGAAGCCGATCATCTGCTGCTCGATGCCCGAGCCCCAGCTTGTCGATTTCTCGGAATGGCCAACCATGAACGGCGGCACGCGGAACCAGCGACAGATTTCCTCGACGCTGAAGGCCCGCGACTCCAGGAGCTGGGCGTCCTTCGGATTGATGCCGATGGTCTTGGCATCCATGCCACCTTCGAGGAGCGGCGATCGCCCCGCGTTCAGAGCTCCGGCGACCTCTTTCAGGTTTTCGCGAAACTCGGTGCGCTGCTCCTTGGTCAGCACGCGCTCCATGGTGAAGGCGACAGTCGGCGCCAGCCCCTTCTCAAATGTGCTGTTGGCCGCGGTGCTGGAAGCCAGGGCAGAACCAAACACACTGGCTCCGTACTCGATAGCCGACAGACCCCAGTCTCCGTCCACAGTGAAACCGGGGATGCGGAAGATGCGATTCTCAGGAATCTCCCGCTGACTGCCATCCGCCTGGGTGTAGCGGTACCGGCGAGTACCATTGGCGTTCTTGCTGATACTCAGTCGCTGCGGCACCAGGAAGTCCAGGGCTACCATGCGTGGACCGATGAGTTTCCGCTCGGCGAAGCCATTTCCGCGTAGCAGCATCGAGACAATCATCGCTTCCCAGAACACCACTGCCGTGGAGTCAGCATTAGGGCGCGAGTGAATGATTTCGTAGAGCGGGTGCGTGGTGATCGCGCGACGGCCGTTCTCGGTTTTCTGGTAAATGCCCAGCGGCAGCGTGGAAATGGTCTCCGCAATGATCCGAGCACACGCCCAGACCGCTGAGAGCTGCAGCACCGAGCATTCGTTGACCTGCTGCCCGGCGACTTGGGTGCCGAAATGGCCCCAGAATGCCTCGTCGGTGAGCGTGACAGGCACGCCCAACCAATTCAGCAGGGCGGCCTTCACCCGGCCGGGCTTCTTGGCAGTGGTCTTCATGCGATGATTGGCGCCCTGAGAAATTCGTCGAAGTTCCCCTCATCGCTGGCCGAGGGGTTCAGCGCCATCAGCGTGGTGGCGTCGAAGGTGGCCATCAGCGGGTCGATCTTCGCCGAGCCACTGACTTGCTTGTTGATCGTGATGGCGTTGCCGACAGCCACGGTGCGGGCGTTGCCTACGCACCAGGCCATCATTGGCGTCCCGCCGTGAACGAACTCGCCGCCGGCGACCTTGCGCTCGGTGGTCTTGATCGCTCCGTTGAGCTTCCAGCCCTGGGAGATGGCGACGATGCGGTCCATGCTGATACCCCGATCCTCGGTGGTCAGCTCGTCGACAATGTCGCCGATGCCTGCGGCGTCTACGCCGATCGCCTGTTTCTCCGGCAGCAGTCCTTCATCCCGTACCCGACAGATCAGGTCGGCGACTGCCTGCACGTCATCCCCAGGCCGCTCGACGATGGTCAGATCGCCGTTGCGCTTGAAGTCTTCCAGCTTGGAGACGATGTCCTTGCGCCGGGTCAGCACGATCCGGTGAGCCCAGGCATGCGCCCAGTGCAGCCAGCGGCGGGTGCCCTTCTCCCGGCCGACCATCGCCAGGCCGAGCAAGTCATCCAGGCCGCCGCCATCGATACCGAAGACGATGACCTCGGAGCGCTGAAGAACCGCCTCGAAGGTCAAGCCAGACTCAGCCGCGCCTTCCCAGTGATCGGCCCCGGCCCAGCGGTTGGCCCGTAGGTTCAGGCCAATCTCGATGTTCAGGTGCTTGGCGAAGAACTTACGGCGCGCGCCTTCGTCGAGGCGCAGCACCTTGGCCAACTGATCTTCGAGCCATTCGCGGCTGACCGACCGACCGATGTTCGGGTTGGCGACGTAGAAGTTGTCGGGGTTGAGGTAGGCCTGGCTCTCAACCATGGCAGGCGGGTACTCGTACAGAATCCCCAGCGACTTCTTGTCCTGGACGATGCCGTCGCGCACATCGCGGTAGTAGTCGAGCTTTTCCTTGAACACACCGGCCGGGGGCTCATCGCTCTGCGTCGAGAGGATGATGACGAAGCCCTCGTCGCGGGAAATCTGCCCGCCGGTGGCCTCCATCAGCATGGCGTCTGCATTCGGCCGCTTACCGAATACCCAGAGCTCGTCGATCAGGATCTTGCCTGACTTCTTTCCGGATACCGTGTCGGTGTCCGCCGCAACCACCTTCAGCGAAGCGTTGGTGGTGCGATGGGTGATGGTCCTGATGTGATCCTGGACATGGAGCAGCTCAGCCAGTTCAGGGTCGGCCCTGACCATGCCAGCGGCCGGCTTGTAGCTGTTCTGCGCGACCTCAATGGTCGGCGCGAGGATCAGCAGCTCCTCGTCGTGCCGCCAGTTCAGGACCAGCGCCGTCAGCATGACGCCGGCGGCGATGGTGGACTTTGTGTTCTTCTTGCTGATCAGCAGGAAGAACTCACGGATCAACTGCTTGCCATGCTCGGCGTCGTACGCACCGAAGATGGCAGCGACGAAGTCGAACACCCACTGGTCGCAGCACTCGCCGAATGTAGGCTGACCAGGGAGGTCGGTCACCCGGAGTGACTTGAACACCTCAAGGGCGGCTTGCGCCTCGTCTGGATACAGCGGCTCAAACGGAATCAGCGATTGGCCGGCAACGATGCGCCTTTCCCAATCAGGGCAAGCGGTCGTCCATTCCATAGGTCAGCCCTTGTTACTGACGACGAGCTTGGGCGCCGGGCGTGTTCCGAATCGGCCCTTGACGGCTTCCTTCGCGGCCTCGGCCTTCTGCTCCTTCTTGCCCTGGTCGGCCTTCTTGCCGTGCACGTAGGGCAAGGCGGCTTGAGCAGCTAAGCGCCGGTCCTGCAGCTCCGCCTCCGACTCGTTCATCAGGGCCAGTAGCCAGACCAGCGGGTCGTTGGTGAAGGGCAACGCCGAGCCCGGGTTGTCGTCCTGCTCCAAGTCGGCTTCGGCCGGAATCTCATGGGTCGCTTTAGCCTTCTTGCCGCCACCCTTCGACTTAACATCGAAGGATTTCTGGAGCGCGGCGATCGCGGCCTGAATCTCTGGATTCTTGGCCCAGCGCGAGCCTGCTGCGGATGCCGTGGAAGCCGCGCAGTCAGCGGCCATCGCCGCTTCTTTGTTCGACGCCCCGCGCGCCTTCGCGTCAACAAACCGTCGCTGTTTGTCTGTTAACGCCATTAACATCGTCCTGAAACGGGGAAAAAATCTGCGAATGGGTTCGGGCGCGGTCTAGAAGCAGAGGGCTTTTCAGGCTTTTACCTCCCCCCCCTTGGGTCAGGGCAGGACCGCGCCGTCAGCTTCCTCCGCCTGGGTCTTCACCGAGTGGCAGGAGTGGCAGAGGGATTGCCAGTTGCTTGTGTCCCAGAACAGCTGCTGATTGCCGCGGTGCGGGATGATGTGGTCAACGTCAGTGGCCACGGTCACCACGCCTTTCTGCTGACAGTGGCGGCACAAGGGATGACGCTCTAGGAATGTCGCTCTCGCCTTCTGCCAGCGGTAGTTGTACCCGCGCTCGCCAGTGGTCTTGCCTTGCCGCCAGCTATCTGCGTTCACCTGAGTGAGCTGTCGGCCAGCTGCTTCAGCCACACGAGGCTTGAGGGTCTTGAGCCTTGCCATTAGCGAACCGGCGAACCGTCCATGTAGCGCGCAGGTGGAGCATCCGGATCAGAGCCATCCTCAGCCAATGCTTCGATCAGTTGGCTCTGTACTTGGATCAACTGGCTCAGCAGCTCGTTGGTCTTGCGCTGCTCGGTTACCAACTCCGCCAACAACGACTCCACGCGCTCGCTCATATGCCACCTTGGTCCACTTCTTGATCCATTCCCGGCGCTTGGCGCAACCAGAGCAGGCCATCAGATGAACCGGGGTGCGCAGCCATTGGGAATCATGTGACGGCGAACGGCAGCGGCTGCTTTGCTCGCCTCTCGCGCATCAGTGACGCCAGGGAAACCGATGCCGATCTGGCTGCCCAGCATCTTCGCCATGGCCTTGGCGGCCATCTCGTTGATCTCAGCCTTGGCCAGCGCTACCAGCTCGTCTATGCGCTCCATCCAGGCGGGCTCAGCGCAAGTCGCAGACTCAGCCTTCTCAACCAGCTCGAAGCGCTGGACGATCTCGACCACCTCTTCTACGCCGCGCAGTTCCGGAGTTAGCGTGACCAGCGCCGTGACGGGCTCGTTCGCTTCGAAGTTGATCTGGATGGCGCGGACACCCTTGGGCAGACCCATGGCATCGCAGAGACGCTGCCCGATAGTGTTGCTGAGCACGGCCATAGTTAATTAAGGCTCGGCTGCTTCACGGCGCGGGCGACGATCACCAGAGCGGTGAGCACGGCATAGGCCACGGGCGGCAGGACACCAGCCAGTTGCGGCAGGAACTGCTCAGCCAGGGCCAGCAGGCCAGTGGCGCCGGCGATCTGCACGCTGCTCATCTTGAACAGCTGGGAGACGTTATCGATCAGTTGCATGGTGAATACCTCAGGAAAGGAAGAGCGCACGCTCAGCACCGCGGCGTGCAGTCAGACCAGCCAGAACCTTGCCGCCGGCCTTGTTCCAGCGCGGGAACTCATCGGCAGCACCGATGTAGTTACGGTCGTTCAGCTTGCGCAGCAGGGTGGAGGTCTGCAGGCGACCGGCGCCCAGGTTGAACACGAAACTGACCAGGGCATCGAACTGGCCCTGGGTCATCGGCACGCGAACCGCCTTCTCGACGGCCGTTTCGGCGTCGTGCAGGTCATCCCGCAGCAGGCGCTCAGCCTCATCGCGGGTGATGGTCATGCCCTGCTTCACATCGGCGCCGGTGTGGCCGTAGCCGATGGTGAGCACACCCACGCTGTCGCGATAGGCAGTCAGGCGCAGGCCTTCATAGCCCTGAACCAGGGCAACGCCGGCGTCACTTGTGCGCATGGCGGCGGTCCTTTCCGTCCCACTTATCCTGGAAATCCAACTGAATTAACCGTGCGACGTTGCCCTTGGCGCGGTAGATCAGCACCATCACGGCACCGAGGATGATCAGCAGCCAGGGCGATATCGCCGCAGGGTGAGCACCACGCAGGGCCTCGACGAACACTGTCAGCGCATAGCCGCCACTGCCAATGCACAGCAGGTAGGCCACCAAGGACACGCCGAGGCGGTACCGCAGCGAGCCGCGACGAAAGGAAGCGATGCGCAAGCAGATGGCGCTGCAGATCGAGGCTGCGGCCAGGGTCCAGGGATCAACCATTTCGACCTCCGAAGCGGTCCGCAATGAAGCGGAGCCAACCAGGCGTCTTTCCTCCCTGCACCCACTCCAACAAGCTGGTGCCCACTACGACGCAGAACAAGGCGCCCGCGAATGCGACCAGCCCCGATGTCTTGGCCAGTTCGCGCCCTATGAATTCGCTGGCGACGTAGTACCCCACTATCCATGAGGCGATGAAGTAGCCGATGCGCGCCAAGGGCGAGAGGTCCTTGGCGTACACCACGAAGAACATGGCGCCGGCGAAGGCACCGATCACTGCGTTCATGTCGACGCCGGGCACGAGAGCGGCGCCGCCGATGCCGAACAGCCCGGCGGTGGCGATCGCGCCAGTTCCTGGCTCGGCCATGAGGTGGTCTCCAAATAAAACGCCGGCGGGTGGCCGGCAGAGGGGCGCTGCTGATGAGGGGAAGCAGCAGGAACAGAAACGAAAAAGCCCAGCACGGTGGCTGGGCTTTAGGAGTTCGCTTTCGTCAGGGGGAAGAACGACAGAATGGGGAAATCCTACCGCCAGCCGAACATAAGGTCAATACGTTATAACAAACCATTTATCACGCTGACCGCTTCCACGCTTCGTTCAGGTCTCGCATGACCTGCTTATCCATGTGGCCTGGCCCCTCTATACGGCCTGAGCGGTGGCCGCAGGCAAGGCATTCGATCACTCGCCAGTAGGCCAGACCAGGAACCGGCTTCTTGCGGACCGTCTCGCCAACCTCGACGCGGACCTGGTCAGAATCACATTTCGGGCAGTTGCTGATATGCCCCGTCGCATTCGCTTCCTTCACGCTGCCTCCTTCATTTCGCCCAACATGGCCGCAACCGGGCCAAGGGCCTTCCGGTCCAGGTCACAGCATACGTCGAAGCAGGCCTGCACGAACCCCGCCCAATCCCTTCCCCAATTCTCCGAGCGGATGGCGAGTTTGAAGCGCTCCAGAATCCACGCACGAAACGCCTCGGGCGACGGCAGCGGATCCGGCATGGAGCTCTGGCCGCCCTGGTGTTGCATGCGGTAGCGGTGGACGACCCCGCAGCAGATCGCGAAGGCCCGCGTCTCCTTCTGCTGGGACATGGGTTCGTTCTTCGCCAGCCGCCACACCAGCAGGTTCGCCTCCACCTCGTCGCCGCGACTGGCGAGCGGGTTATAGAGGTGGTGGCCGAAGCGCTTCAGGTCACGCGGCAGGGTGTCGATCGCCAACTGGATGCGCCCGGCCAGGGCCTGGTGCACAGCATGGGTGGTGCCCCGTTGTTTTTCAGTCTTCTGCACCGCTGCTTCGAGTTGGGCCATCTCAAGCGCATGGGACATCACCGAATCCCAGGGCTGGTAGTACGCGTCATGCCAGGCTTGCCGTGCTGTGTTCAGTTGCATGGTTGGTTACCCCTCAGTCACCAGTCCAATTGCCACCACCGCGGTGATGGCTGTTCGTGCGCCCCACGTAATCCATGCCCGGTCCACCGGGCACCCCTCCGCAGACCTTCCCCGCCGCGTCCAGCCGAATCAGCAGTTGAGCAATCATCTCGCGCGGTTCCAGGCGGGCGCCGGACTCGGCATCCACCAGACCGGTCCCGTCACAGGCCTCGCATTCCAGCTTGTGGAAGATGCCCTGCGTCACACCACGCCCCTGGCAGATCTCGCAGCGGGCCAACTCACGGCGCGCCACGCGAGCGTGATATCCCAAACCGTGGCGCATCAGAATTCCTCCTGCTGCCAGCCAGCCCCACGCTTGCCCTTGGTGATGCCGAGGAAACGGAAGGGATACTGGTCAGCGGCCACCTTGGTCTTCACCCGGGCATCGTCCGTCCAGAAGCCCTTCACCTCGTGCACCTCCAGCTCACAGGCGGCGTTCATCACGAAGAAGTCGGTGGTGTAGAAGGTCTTGTCCGCCAGCCGCAGCTTCACCCCTTCGAAGCGGTACCAGAGGATTTCCCCAGCAGCCTGGCGGCGAGCCAGCAGGCGGTCGTACTCGGCCTCGGTCTTGTTCATGGCACCGGCCTTCAGACGGCCCAGGGCCTGGAGTTTGCGAAGGGAGTTCATGCATCGCTCCCCATGAGACCACGCGGGGTATCGCGAGGATCACGCCAGCACGAGCCTGCAGAGAGGTCGTAGGTGACGAACATCGATGCCGTGACACGCATGAGGTGACGCAGGCAACTACCACCCCGCCCCATCGCCAAGGGATCGGGTGAGTAGTGAATGCAGTCGCCGCACGGTCGGGTCTCGACTTCCCAGACCTTCTCACCGCACTTCACGCACCAGGACCCCTTCTCCCCTGCCCGGCCCTGGGTGATGTAGCTGCCGCATTTACACCCCATTTCATCTACCTCTATTAGAAACAAATGATTGCCACGTAAGCCGCGCCGCACTAAGCGCAGACCCGCTTTTCAGAAAACGCGATTTCGCCACTTTTCAGCAGGTGGGCCGCCGCGAATCCACGCTCATCCAGCCAGGCATGCCAGCGCTCCAGGGCCTCACGGCGCTGCAGGTCGACGGTGGACTTGATGTAGGTGCTGGGCACCTTGCCGAGGGAGTGGTTGAGCATCAGTTCGGCAACCAGGTAGTCGATGCCGATGTCCGCCCAGACGGTGCGGGCCAGCTTGCGCAGGTCATGGCTCTTCCACTGGCGTTGACTGATCTCGCGCACCAGCGACGAAGCACGCTCCTCTGACAGCGGCTTGCCGCCCTGCATGGCGAACACCCAGGGACTGCCCTGGCGCGCAGGGTGCTGCAATTGGCGGTAGCGATCGAGCAGCGCGCAGACCTGCTCGGTGAGCGGAATGACCAGGCCATGGCCGGTCTTGGTGTTCTCGTCCGGCAGGATCAGCACCCGTTCGCTCAGACTGATATGCCGCCACTGCAACTGGCAGGTCTCACCGATCCGTGTGCCGTGGGCCAGCATCAGCAGCGGCAGGAGGCCGGCAACGGGGTTCTTCTCGAAGGCCGCGTTCAGGGTCTTCAACAGCCCTTCGACATCGATGGGATGCAGGCCAGCCGGACGCGGCGGCAGCTTGCCGGTCCAGAAATCCTTCCAGCTCACCGAGGCCAGCGGGTTGGCGTCGATCCGCCGTTGCCGCTCGGCCAGGGCCAGAGCCTGCTGGACACCCTGCAGAGCCTTGTGCACGGTATGCGGCGACAGTTCCTGCTGCATCGGCCAGATCAGCTTGTCGTCCACCACCGCGCGGCTCAGTTGCTTGAGCTTCACGCTGCCCAAGCGCGGGATCAGGTGACGGCGCACCAAGCTACCCATGGTCTTTCGGTGACTGGCCGACACGGTGCGGTTCTGCTCGATGCGGCCGATCCACCAGGTGATCACCTGGCCGACGGTCTTGAAGGAGTCGCGGCTCATGCCTCCATGCCCTCCCCGTCGTGCCAGGCCAGGAAACCAGCCGGGATGTCGTGGCCGTGCTCGGCGAGGATCTGCATGCAGCGCTCGAGAAGTTCGCGCTGGGTGCCGAAGCGCTGCTCGAAGCGGGCCTTGTTGTGGTGCAGCGCCACACCCTCGCCGCCGGTCTGGTGGTGCGCGGCACACAGCGGCAAGACGTTCCAGTGGGCGTGAGGCTTGGTACGGCCGTCGATGTGGTGGATGCTGCAGAAGTCGTTGAACTCGCCGGTTTCGACGCGGCAAGCGATGCAGCCAACGCCGCTGACCAGCATGTGGTGCCAGTCCTTTTGGGCCTGGGTGACGGTGCGACCCTGCATCATACCGATACCCCGCTGGCGGCCTTGTCGGCCTGAATCAGGGCATAGGCCTCGGGTTCGCTGCACACGTAGGCGAATGGGGCATCATCACCCTTCCGGATCAGCGCCAGGCCACTGCCGAAGCCGACAGCAAACGAGCGACACGGGATGACGGTGTATCCGCAATTTGTCCGCCAGTGATGCGGACAGACTGCGCCCGATGAATCGCGCACAGGTCGGATGCGAAGTTGCTCAGCCATTGGCGACCTCCCGGCGGGCGCTGTCCCAGTCGAACACCACCACCACACCACCGCCCTCGCGCAGCCGGTCCACGGTGCGGTCACCCAGCGCCTCCACCAACGCACCAGCGCCCAGGTTGGAGATCACGATGGTGGGCTTCACGTCCTCGTAACGAGCGTTGATCACCTCGAACATCACCATCCGCTCGAAGTCGGTCCCGTAGCTCGCGCCAACCTCGTCGAGAATCAGCAGATCCGGGGCACGGAAGATGTCCAAGGCCTCGCGCTCGGACTGCGTGGACTCCTTCGAGTAGCTGGCCTTGACCTGCTGGCAGACGCGGGAAACCGTGGTGTACATGGCGTTGCAGCGGTACTGATCGATCACCGCCCCGGCCACCGCCGCTGCCAGATGGGTCTTGCCGTTGCCGACCTTGCCCAGCAGCATCAGGCATCGGCCAGCTTCCAGGTTCTCGGCGAAGCGGTCGGCGTAGCTCCGGCAGGCCGACAAGGCGATCTGCTGCTTGTCGGTTTGGGGCCGGTAGTTGTCGAATGTCTTGGTCTTGAACCGAGGCGGGATCAGGGCCTGCCCCAACAAGCGTTCCAGCCTGGCGGCGATAGCTTGGCGCTGCTGCTCGGCGCGCTCTTGGGCTTCCTGCACGGCCTGACGTTCGCGGGAACACTCTGGGCACCCAGTGAGTTGGCCATCACGCAAACGGCTGGCGATAAACGCGCCGTGGGCCTCACAGCGGGACGGCTCGGTGCCGACGATGCCGGCTGACTGCGTCAGGCGAGCCAGGCTTTCGATCAGCGAGTTAGAGCGAGAAGGTTCCATCGGGATTGGCCTCCAGTCCGGACATGAGGTCTTGGCCATTCAGGCCGGTGTGCTTGGCAGTGGTTGGGCGGGTTTGACGCGGGGCGGGCTTGGGTTCGGCGGCGGCGCGGACACCGGCGTTCTTGATTGCTAGGACCAGCTTCCGGCACCAGGACTTCTGGGTGTCAGCGACGTGCTGGGTGATCCAGTACGAGACGAACTCGGCAACGGCTTCGGGGGTGACCTGGGTCTGTTGGATGCCCATGGTTTTCAGCTGGGGCGCCAGGCTCAGTTCGTCTGGCTGCCATTCCTCGAACATCTCGAAACGCTGCCGCGCATCGACGCCCGCGCCACCGCTGTTGTTGTTTTCTTCTTCTCTTCTCTTCTCTTCTCTGGTCCGCTTCTTGTCCGCATCGGATGCGGACGTTTTGCGGTCATTCTGTTTGCGGTCCTTATCCTGCGCCCGACGCTTGGCAGACGCGCCGTTGTGGGCTTCGAAGCGGGGTAGCTGCAGCGAATCGCCGGTATCGATCAACCAACCGACGTCGACCATTGCGGCGGAAAAACCCGACCACGCAGCCAGATCATCCAACGCTTCGAGCGAATATCCGGACAGGCTTCCGTCTTCAGAGTGGGAATCAAACAGACTCCAGACGGACAGAAGTCCACCAACGATCCGAAACCTGTCCGCTTTCAATGCGGACGCCATGCGGATGACTTTCGGACTCGTCAGCAGGTCGGTGCGCATCTTGATCCAGTCGCCGGCCATCTCAAGCCACCTTGCCCACGGACTGCTCGAGGACATCGAGTGCGTGGCGCACTTCGCCGATCTCGCGGCGGATGGTGAACTTCTCGGAGCTGGTGATGCGGCCATCAGCCAGGGCATCGTGCATGGAGCGGGTGACATCGGCGGACTCGGCGACGAGGTCGAGCAGGGCCTTGAGCGGGTTGGCCTGGGCGGCCTCGGGTCGAACCACCAGGTCATAGTTGAACTGGGCCAGCAGGGCACGCAGTACACGGCGACGGGAATCATCTGGCAGGTGGGTCAGAACCTGGCCGAACAACTCCAGACTCATCCGATGGTTTTCCCGGTTAGGGTTAGCGCAGTCCAGCAGACGGGTTTCGTTGACCCCCATCCGCTTGGCCAAGGCAGTACCACCCTCCCCCTTCACTTCCCGGTGCAATGTCCATTCGAAATCTTCCATTGCGAACTCCTCGTCGTTTCTCGCGTGGCGCCGCCGACTGGGCGGAGGCAACCTGACATCACTCGATCAACCGACACGGAAGTAAGCATCCATGCCGTATGACCCCTCTGAACTGCCGGGCGAAGTCCTCGCCCTTCGGTGTTACGTGGCAGCCCTGATTCAGGTTCTGCCCCCATCTACTCGGCTTCTCGTGGCGGAAGCCTTTGAAACTCGTGCTGACCTGGTGGTTGATCAGCTGGATGAATCGGGGAAAGCCGGATTCCTCCGCGCAGCGACTTCGCTGGCGGTTAAGCCGCCTGCTCCGGCTTTTCACGGGCGCACAGCTCCTTCGCAGTTACGAGGCCGCCAGTGATTTCCTCGGCCTTGAATGCGTGCTCTGCGGAGATGGAATGGATGCCGGCGAGCCAGTACGAAACCGCCGCCTGGGAAACTCCCAGCGCTTTGGCCGTCTTGGTCTGGCCGCCGAAGTGGTCGACCAATTTTTGGATGGCGCTCATGTGCTCATGCCTCAAAATAAGCGTGCTTATATCCTATGAATAAGGAGGCTTATTTGCAAGGCCATAAGCGCACTTATAGATTTGCGCGCATGAGTACTCTCAAAGACCGCATGAAGCAGGCAAGGAAGTTCGCGCAGCTGACGCAAAAGCAGCTGGCGGAGCGCGTTGGCGTAAGTCAGCCGGTGATCTCGCAGCTAGAGAGCGGGGAAAACCTTCAGAGTGTTCATCTGCTGAAAATCGCAGAGGTGTGCGGCGTTGATCCTTTATGGCTTTCAAGCGGCGAAGGCGACGGCCCGGCTGAAGCGATCGAGTCCGCCGAAACGGCTATTGAGGCCGCCCCTGGGACCGGAAAGGTGAAATCTGCCGCCGACATGGTCAGGGCGATGCTCGCCACAAAAGCCGGGAAGGCCCTCCCCTCTGAAGATAGAGATCGTCTCTTGGCGGTAACCGCAGAGCCGGTCGAGAAACCCAGCAACGTCATTCCCGCCGACTTCTCTCGCAACCAGGCTCGCAAGGGCGAGCTACTGATTCCCGAGTTCGACATTCGCGCTGCCATGGGCGCCGGCCAGTTACCCGGTGACTATGTGGAGACCGTGCGCAACCTAGTGGTCAATGAGTCGCACCTGCGCGCCCATGGAGTGAACTATTCCGCACCCGAGCACCTGGCGATGATCACCGGCTGGGGCGACAGCATGACGCCGACCATCAACGACAAGGATCCGGTAATGGTCGATAGGGGTGTGAACGAGTTCATTGGCGAAGGGCTCTACGTGCTGACTTGGCACAAGCACCTGTTCATTAAGCGCGTGCAACTGCTCGATGCCGAACACTTCAACCTAATTTCCGATAACGACAGATACCCCAATCAGACAGCCAAATTCGAGGACGTGATCTTCCACGCCAAGGTGCTGCTGATCTGGAATGCCAGAAAAGGCTGAGCCAACCAGCCAACAACAACGACAAGGAGGTCGCCATGCGCGCCACTCTGCTCGCAGCATCGATTGCCCTGCTAACCACTGGCTGCGCCAGCATCTTCAGCGAGGACATCTATCCCGTCCACGTCACCAGTTCGCCCGCCGGCGCATCCATCGAGATCCGCGACGAGGACGACAACGTCGTCTACAACGGCACGACGCCGGCCGTGGTCAAACTGTCTTCCAGTGCCGGTTATTTCGACGGCGAGCAGTACACCGTAAAGTTCACCAAGCCCGGCTATTCGGATGAAGTTTTCGTAGTCGATTCCGGCATCGAGGGCTGGTACTGGGGCAACCTGCTGGTCGGCGGCCTGTTGGGAATGCTGATCATCGACCCCGCTACCGGCGCGATGTATGACCTGCCAACCAAGGCTGGTGCCACCATGAAGCCGCTGGATCAGCCGGCCGTGGCCGTGCCGGCGGTTTACCCGGACGCCGCTCCCGCTGCGATGCCCGTGGCCACAAGCGCTCCGCTCAGCCAGCCGCAGTGGCAATCGCAGCAGCTTCAGCAGCTTCAGCAGCAGCAGGGCCTCAGCTATGAGGAATACCAGCGCCGCTACAAGGCGATCACGGGGCAATGACCATGCGCGCCATTGCTGCGATGTTCACCGCGCTCACTCTTAGCGGCTGTTCGACTTCCGTGATCACCTCGGAGCAAGCCGAGCAAGTACCTGAATCGGAGATCCTGGCCTTCGCCAAGCCGGCGGCAGCAGACGATGCTCGCATCACCTTCGTCCGCGATGCAGGCCTGAATGGGATCGCCTGCGACTTCACAGTGTTCATCAACGGTTTCGAGGTAGCTTCCATCGGCGCGTCGGAGGCGGTGACGTTCTACCATCCGCCAGGCCAGGCAATCCTCGGCGTGTCAACCGGCACCATCTGCACTGGCGCGCACCAGGAACTGTCGGTGAACCTGGAGCCCGGTACCGCCTACCAGTTCCGCGGTTTCCGCAATGCCAGCGGCGACCCTGGTATCAGCGCGACGGGCAAGCCCCCCTTCCGCTACTCGACCGCAGCCACGGCGGCGCGGCCAGCGCAGGTAACTCCGGCCGGCGGCATGCTCACCAAGGATCAGTGGAAGCAGCAGCAGCTCCAGAAGCTCGACCAGGAAACCGGCCTGAGCTACGAGGAGTACCAGCGCCGGTATCGAGAGATAACTGGCCAGTAGCCCGACCTCACTTCAATAGAGCCCGCCTTGCGCGGGCTCTTTCGTTTCTGGCCATCCTTAGAACGGCGCCTCTACCAGGTTCTGTACGGCCATCTCCTCGGTCGGCACCCATTCCTCCATCTGCACGACCGGTCCCTCATCCGCCATTGCCTCCCACCGCAGAGTCACCGTTCCGTCTTCGTTCGCGGTCATCTCCAGGCCATCGGTTTCCGCCAGCTCGCCCATGACCTGGTTCCAGGCCGCCTCCCAATCACTGTCCAGCCGCCACAACTCCACCTGTCGCAGAGACTGCGCCCTGGGCGAGTTGATCATTGCCGAAACCCGCAACCGTACGCGGTCCACGCCACTCATCCCACCGTCCTTCTGATCCACCGACTTCTGTTGTTTGGCCATTCCGGCGCTCTCCTTGTGCTGTATATACATACAGTAATTTACGAAGAATCCGACTTCAAGCTCGGCGAACCGTCTCCCGAGCCCCTCTGAAAAGCTCCCGCTCCCACAAAAACGTTCCGCAGAAAAATATAAGCAAGCTTATTGACACAGCATAGATAAGCAGGCTTATATAAGCACCAAGCCGAACGCGAAAGCGCAGGCAGAGGCCGAGAGGCCTGGGGCAACCCGAACGCTCTTTAACAAACCAGCGAATACCGAACACACCGCTGCCCAGCACCGGCGACCGGCGTTCGATCCAGAGGCCAACTGAGGGGTCGACGGGGAGACGAGGCCATACCGAACCGTGCGAATGACCCGGAGCAGCAGCGGCAAAGCGTGATCAGCCAGTCGCGGATCACGAGCAATGCATCACTGATGCGCCTTGGCGACAGGGCGCATTGGGATGCAAATCCGCATCGATAACGAGATGAGGGAATCCCATGTTCGGACTGAACAAGCTGTTCGGCAAAGGTCGTCAGGCTCGCCAAGCCATGGCCAAGCTGGAAAACCGCGACCTGCTCCAGGGCATCGTCTACGGCTGCTTCTACGTGGCTGCCGCTGATGGCGAGATTGAACCCGCCGAACTCGACAAGATTGACCGCCTCCTTCGCAACGAGCCCAAGCTGCAGGGCTTCGGTGCCGAGCTGGGCAACCTGATCGACAAGGCCAAGGCCGACTTCAACGAAGGCGGCGCACGCATCATCCGCATGAACGCCGAGCGCGAACTGGTCGACCTGGCGCACACCCCCAGCGATGCCGAGACGGTCATCAACTTCATGCTCACCATCGCCGAAGCAGATGGCGAGATCGAAGACGCCGAGGTGGCCGTCCTTGAGCGAGCGGCCGCGAAGATGAATCTGCGAATCAAGGACTACCTGTGAATGCCTGGCTGCGCGCCAATCCGCTGAGGGGCGTGCTCGTGGTCATGATCGTCTTCCTTGGCGTGCTCTGGATTGTCAGCCGGCTGGTCTCCTGGGGCTCCTGCTCCTGGTACGGCTACCAGACCGAGCGCGACACCCGCTACGCCGCCTTCATCGGCTGCATGGTCGAAGTCGACGGCAAGTGGTACCCGCGCAACGAACTGCGCGTTCTGCAGTAACCCCGCGGTAACGACACGGGGCGCCACCGGCAAGCAGGAGCGAACCGGATGCAACGCAGGAAAGGCCCCGCCTGGGCGATCAGGGGCAACGATTTATGGGCAGCGGCGTGGAAAGCAGACACGCAGCGCAACGTAGCTCCGAGCGCACCTGAACGACCGGGGGCGTGGACCAGCATAGGGCTGGTTAAAGTTGATTGGCGGAGCAATCGGGGCCACGACCGACCGCAGAGAGAAAGGCTTTGTCGGCCTATGAGGATAGCGGGAGTAGCACCCCGCCTGCCCACCAGTTCCAAGCAGACGGCTGTGAAGCCAGCGCCGGAGACGTAACCGGCAGCGCAACACCCTTCCATGCCCCATGCACGCGGGGCCCTTTTGCCGGTAAGCCGGCACCTATTCCACGAACTGATGGGTTGCGGCGGCGCATCCCTAAACGGCTGGCCTGGTAGTCAGGGGTACGCGAGGGCTCGACGGGGCCTTGTCCGGCGCTGAGCACGGACTTCATCGCCGAAGAAATGCCGGTGCAACAGTTGGGCCGCTGACCGCCGGGAAAGTCCGGCACCTATTCCCTCCGCTGGCCAAGGCCGGCTTTTCACAGCACGAGGTGCACACCATGGAAATCTCCCAAGGCGTGATAGACGCCCATGCCCAGTTGGTCGAGATGAATGCCAAGACCAAGGCCGCCATTGCCCAGTTCCACATGCGCCGCCGGCAACGCTCGGTGCAGGCTGTGCTGCCTCGGCTGATCCAGGTCATCCCCTGCGGCCGCGACTTCTACCACCTGAAGGACGCCTATTCCGGCAAGGTGATGGGTTTCCGCATGGGCCATCGCGCCGCCTGCGCCGCTGCTCGTGACTTGGAACGCGGAGCGGCCTGATCATGATCAGCCACGAACTCAGCGCGGTTGAGGCGAACAGCCGCACCAGTGCCATGCTGGCCGCGCAGATTGAGCAGTTCCTCGCCGGCGGCGGACGCATCCATGACCTGGGCGAGGTGCAGACAGCGCCCATGCCCCTGCGCCGCGAGGTTGAACCGGCGCCGCGCGCATCCAAGAAAGCGAGGAACATCCCGCCGAAGGAGTACATGGACCGGGAAGGCCGCCGTGAAGCGAAGCGCGCGGAACTGGCGCCGCAGGTGCGTGAGCTGGCCAAGACCCTGAACATGTCGCAGATCGCCGCGCGCCCCGGCGTCAGCCGCCGGATGCTCGACACCATCGGCCGCGACTACCAGATCACCTTCAAGCCTGCACCGACCGGTGCACAGCTCGCCGCCATGGAGCGCGACCGAATCTTCGCTGATCGGCTCCGGGCTTTCATCGCCATCGGCCTCACCAAGCGCCAGGCCTGCATGCGCTCCGGCATGGGGTACAAGATTTTCAATCGGGTGTGTAAGGCCTACGGCCTGCAGTTCCCCACCGCCGTGGAGAGCTGACCATGGCCAAGACCCAGAAGGAGCGCACCAAGGACACCGAGGAGCGGCGGCTTGAGGTGGGCGAAGTCGAACTGCGGCACCGCGTCCGGCTGGGTACCCGTGAGTTGCTGAACGACCTGATGGAGTGGCACGGCTACACGCAGTTGGCCGAAGCCATCCAGGTGCTGATCCTCAACTTCCACGCACTGGGCATCGACGCCATGCCGCCAGCCCGAGAGCGGCCATGGGCAGGAGCGGAACCACTACGGCACCGGGTTCGCCCTGGCGTGCAAGACAAATTGCTGGAGATGGCCGGCTGGCTCGGATTTGAAGACGACGGCCAGGTGGTCGAGCACCTGATCACCCATGCCCACAGCCTGGGCCGTGCGGGTTCCGCCTCGCTGCTGGCCGTCCCGCGCCACGATTTCCATATCAGCGAAAACGTGGCGCGCCTTGTGATGGCCGAAGGCATCCGCCTCGCCGATCGCGAGCTACGACAGGAACTGAAAGACGAATGGCTCGACTGACTCCCTCACCCAAGCAGGCCGAAACCTTGCAGCACATCCGCGACTTCATCGCCGATAAGGGCTACTCGCCCACCGTTGCTGAGCTGGCCGATCTTGCCGACGTCCACTGCAACGCCGTACAGGGCCGTATCGATGGCCTGGTGCGTAAGGGCCTGATCACCCGCGCCGAACGCATCAGCCGTTCCATCCGCCCAACCTGATCCCTCACACCCGCCAGCCGCACCAGCGGCACGGCATCGCTCGACCTGGAGAAAGCCATGTCCCTACCCGTGAAGGCCTGCTCTGACGATGAGTTGGAGGGGTATGCAGCGATTCACCCCGAAGCAGCCGAGGAACTTGCCCGTCGGATCGTTGCCGGCCAGGGCGCTCGAGAAGTCGAGCTGGACGAGGTGCGCCAACAACTCCGCGACGCAGAAGAACGCGAGGAGGAGCTTGAGCGCGACCTCGACAGCCTGAACAGCGAGGTGGAGGACGCCATCAACAAGCTGCGCGCTCTGATGGATGACTTCAGCGTGAGCGAAGACCTAGAGGACGAAATCAACAGGGTGGCGAACCGCCTGGAGGGCAGTCTATGAGCACCTTCGCCGTATTCGGCATGACGCGGGACCAGGCCCTGGCCGATGCCCGTAAGAACGTGAAGACCACCCGACGCACTCCCCAGGGTGAAGTGGCCATTCCACTGAGTGAATGGGTTCAGCTCTGCGAGAAACGCGCCGACGAGATCATGGCCGGCACCAAGGTAAAGCAGCTTGGTCCGCTCTTCGATGCCCCCCCAGTACGCCGAAGAGTTCATTGCCCTGGCGCGCCGCACGCTGACGTGCCGTCACCTGCATATACGGTGCAAGGTCGTACTGACCGATGCCTCGGGCAAGCCGCTGACGAACAAGAAAACCGGCGCGCCGAAAATTGGGTGGCGGGATTACGAGAATCAAAACGCAAGGAGCGCGGCATGACAGCAGCGGAGCACTTCCCTATCCACCCTCTGCCGCTTTCTCTCCCGCTGGAGTGGGAGCTGTACGTCGACCTGTTTGCCGGCATCGGCGGCGCCAGCGATGGCGGTGCCAGTGTCTACCGCCACCCGGACATCGCGATCAACCACAACCCCACGGCGATCGCGATTCACCGCGCCAACCACCCGAACACCAAGCACTTCATTACCGACGTGTTCGAGGTCGATCCGGTCGAGGCCACTGGTGGTCAGCCGGTCGGGATTCTCTGGGCCTCGCCGGACTGCCGCCACTTCAGCAAGGCCAAGGGCGGCAAGCCGGTCAATCGGAAGATCCGCAGCCTCGCTTGGGTCGTGATCCAGTGGGCCCAGGCCACCCGCCCGCGCATGATCTTCTTGGAGAACGTCGAGGAGTTCCAGGATTGGGGCCCGCTCGGCGAGGATCACAAGCCGATCAAGAGCGAGCGAGGGCGCACCTTCAAGGCCTTCATCGCTGCCTTGGGCGGCGGCCTGCCGGCTAATCACCCGGACTTCGACGACATCCTCAAGGCCATCGGGCGGCACGTCACAGCCGCCGACCTGGTACGCGGCATGGGGTACAAGGTGGAATGGCAGGTGAGGGTCGCGGCCAACGCTGGAACCCCAACCATCCGCAAACGCTTGTTCCTGATCGCGCGTCGCGATGGCGAGCCGATCCTCTGGACCAAGCCGAAGTTTCACCAGAACCCAGGCAAGGGCCAGGAAGGCTGGAAGCCGGTGTGGCAGTGCATCGACTTCTCCGACCTGGGCAAGTCGATCATCGACGATCGCCTGGTGGCCAATTCCAATCGGCGAGTGGCCAAGGGCTTCTGGAAGCACGTCGTTGAGACCGACAAGCCCTTCATCGTACCGCTGGAGGATGACTCCCTTGCACCCTACCTGACCGAGTTCGCCAATGCATCGAGCCAGCGCACCTTCAGCGTGCAGGAGCCACTACGCACCCAGTGCGCCCAGGTGAAGGGCGGCCACTTCGCCCTGGCCGCGGCGAACCTGATCACCCTGCGCAAGGGCTCCACCGGCTCCAGCCTGCACAGCCCGATCAACACCCTGACCACCAGCTCGGGACATCACGCCATCGCGGCCTGCTTCATGGAGCAGGCGAACGGCGGCTTCTACGATGGCGCCGGGCGCTCGATGAACGACCCGATCAGCACCATCACCAGCAGGGGTACCAACCAGCGGCTCGCGGCGGCCTTTCTGGTGAAGTACTACAAGTCCGGTGGCCAGTGGCAGAGCCTGCATGACCCGGCACACACCTTCCCGACCAAGGCCCGCATGGGACTGGTCACCGTGCACCAGGTGCCGGCCGACATCCTGCCGCCCGAGCTGCTGGAGAAGGCCAAGCAGTGCGCCGCCTTCCTGCACAAGTACCTGCCGGAACACTTCCCGGATCCGGTCGACCTGGTGCTGGTCGGCGACTACGTGCTGGTGGACTTCACCCTGCGGATGCTGCGCCCGCGCGAGCTGAAGCTGTCGATGGGGTTCCGCGAGGACTACATCATCGACCGGGGGCTGTTTGAGGACCCGGTGACGGGCGCGCTGGAGTGGAAGGGGATATCCGTGGAGAACCAGATCAAGGGCATCGGCAATGCCGTCTGCCCCCAGGACCCGGCCGACCTGATCGAGTTGAACGCCGGGAAACTTATCAGGCTCTACAGGGCTCAGGCTGCCTGAGCGGCCTCACTGGACGAACTCGAAGGAATCAGCATGAAGGGACAAATTCGCCGCTCCCCTCCACCATGCGCCCGCTTCGCGGTTGTGCTCAACCCTGGGACACTCTTCGAGGCAGTGGATGTGTACGCCAGCACCCTGCAGGATGCTCAATCCTGGGCAGCTGAAACCAGAGAGCCTGACCTAGAAGTGGACGTGATGTGCGTCCTGCCGGATGGATCGCTGACCACGGAATACTGATCCAGTCAGCCGCACGGCTCTGGACGGAATTGAAGCGCATGCGCAAAATACTGTTTATTTATCCAGTATTCGCCATGCACTTCGACATCCGCCGCCTCCGCTACAAGGGCAAACCCATCGAGGACCGAAAGCTCAAGAACGTCCAGCCCTTGCGAGGGGACGTGTACATCCGCATGGATGAGCGCTCCCCCATGGGCAGGCCTTCCCTGATCGCCGAGATACTCAAGGTGCAGCCCAGCACCAAGCTGCTACCTCCGCTCTACGACGTGCAGATACACGGCATGGCCACCCTCGCCCTGGTGATCACCGGAACGGAGATCATCGACGGGGTGGCCTATGCGCAGTCGTGGCATTGCAGGGTGGCGTGAGAGGTCAGGACCAGGTTCTGTCGCCCATCTTCTCATTGCTCCAGAAGAGCTGATGGCCGCAGGTGGAGCACTGATAAAGGCGATCTGTGTGACTGCCTCCCATGGGTCCGCCTGGCCATTCCCAGGTCTGTACAAGAACTAGGTTCCGGTGCGGGCCTACTCGAAAGCTTTGTCCCTTCTGATTAACACAAGCTTGGCAGGGATTCATATGGTCCTCCTCGAATTGATGACCTGTTGACCGACTTCCCTGTTGGCGCAATCAACCTACCCCACTCCATGCCATAGCGCCACTACGGCGAAGGAATCCCCTATGAAGACCTACGAACAGGTCCGCGCCGAGCGCGCGGCCGAGGCTGCCGAGTACCTGAAGGACCATACCTACCGCGCCCTGAGCGACACGCCTGAATGCCAGGTCTGGCGCTGCGCGAAGCCCGGCACCAGCGCCTATGCCTTCGACATCATGATCACTCGCTTCGGCATCGCGGTCGTGGGCGACATCGCCAACCTGACCTTCAGCGTCGGCATGGGCTACGGCATGGAGTTCCTTGCCGGCAACGACATCGGCTACTACATCCACTCGAAGCTCGACGAGAAATGCAAGACGCGCGAATTCGATGAGCCGGCATTCCGCGGCGCACTCATCAGCGGCGTCTGTGAGCTGATCTGCCAGGGCGCTGACGACGAACAGCTTGATGCCATGCCGGAATGGGTGCGCGAAGAGAAGGCGCGCGGCCTGGACGGCAGCCGATGGCATGACCTGCGCCAGTTCGTCAGCGCCGAGGCGAGAAAGGACGACGCTGACGACAAGTGGGACGAGTGGTCCGACCTGCTGCGCGAAGCCAGTGACATCGGCGACGAGCACCACGCCGGGGTCTTCATGAACGAGCATTGCGAGGTGCTTGGCCTGGGGCCTGACTGGTGGGAGATCAGCGTCACCACCCCGTCCGCATCGCTGATCCGCGAGCTCTACATGATCCGGCACGCCGCCCGCGCAATCCTGGCGCAGACGCAAGCCGCTGCCGCCTGAACCTGTCACCCCTTCCCCGGAAACCTATTACCCGTTTTCGGAAACTCTTTTCCGCCTATCTAGCGAGGGAATTGCACGCATGAAAATGGCACGCGCCAGCGAGCGGGACCTGGAATGCGCCCAGCAGGTCGCATCCTTCCTGGAATCGCTGATCAAGGGCTACCTGCCCGACTGCATCACCGAAGATGAAGACGAGATCGAATGGCTCGACCTCGACGATCACGAGCAGTGCAAGAAGGTGCTGGAGAAGCTGATCGAGGTTGCCCAGCAAGGCTCCATGTTCCGCGTCACCTTTGGCATGGAGGTGCTGCTGGACCCGCGCAACGAGCTGCTGGACCCGGCGGCCGACACTCTCGAGCTGCATCCGGCCCTGATCCAGCTGTTGAGCAACACGGCGATGACGCCATGACCAACTACTACCCCAAGGGTGGCCAGTGCAGCGCCTGCGCCAAGCGCGATGACGACTGCTCCGCCCTACCCTTTCACACCATGCCGGTTCACCGGCGAGACGGCGACGATGCGGTCGTGATCTGCAGCGAGTTCCGCCAGGCCAACCACGACGCATCGCTGAAGGCTGGCGAAGGAAGGAGCAGACGATGACCCGCCCCATCTTCTGCCGATCCACCGGCAAGCAGGTGGACCTCTGCCCCTGCATCCGCTGCCGCCCCGTCCCGCCTCAGTCCTGATCCATCCCATCCAAACCAGCTTGGCGTTATGCCAGGGAGGGCTTTGCTATGTCCGCTGTTCAACAAAACCACCCGGCCGACCTGGTCGAGATCGAAGCTCTGCACACCAGCTACATCGACATCATCTTCGGCACCGGTAACGACCGCTTGATGGAGTTCCAGGACAAGGCCTACGCCATGGGCCGCGCCCGCGGCCAACAGGAGCCCCGGTGGGTACCGGTGAGCGAGCGTCTGCCGGAGGTTCCACAGGGTGATGAGCGGGAGGTCATCGTGTGTGTCCGCCGCGCGCACAACAACCAGTCTTACGTCTTCTCTGCCCGCTACCTGAACGAATACCCGCTCTATAGCGAGTTTCATCCCGATGCCGATGAGAATGGCTGCTTCCATGCCACCGGCTGGCACGACGTGAAAGAACACGCCGACCACGACGGCTGGTACTCGCCGCTGATTGAGGTCGACTCGGGCGATGAGGTCACCCACTGGATGCCGCTGCCGGCGGCGCCGGAGGTGCAGGCATGAAGCGCATCTACCTCGCCGGCCCCATGACCGGCCTGCCGGAGTTCAACTACCCGGCCTTCAATGCCGAAGCCGCTCGCCTCCGCGCCCTGGGCTACCAGGTGGAGAACCCCGCCGAGAACCCAGAGCAGGCGGACTGGGAGGCCTACATGAAACAGGCCATCCCGCAGCTCCTGACCTGCGACTTGATGGCCCTGCTGCCCGGCTGGGAAAAGTCCAAGGGCGCCATGCTCGAGCATCACATCGCCTGCAACCTGGGCATTGTCCGGGTAATGGCGGCCGACATCGGGCGCCGGGCCATGGCCACGCCGGGAGGGATGCCGGCATGAGCCTCGACAAATCCGCCGCCATGCGCGTGATCGAAGCGCAACTGGCCGCAGCTCGCATCGCTGCCCTCGAATCCCTACTCCGTGACGCCCACAAGTACGTGGGCCGCTGCGCCAGCCCTGGCGCCATGGATTGCAGCAAGAAGATCGTTGATTACTTCGCCGACTTCCGGCCTATGGAGCAAGAGCCATGACCCACGAACAACTCCAGGCCGCCCAGCGCGCCGCCCTCTCCCTGGGGCTGAACATCAAAAGCGAGCAGGCCGCAGCAATCATCAATGCAGCGCTCCGGATGGAGCAGGAAGCCGACCCCGTGGCTTATGTGCTGTTCCGCGACGGGGAGGTCTTCTACGAAACGGAAGACAACATCGTCATCAGCAACAAGCCTGGCGATTCCAGCGACCTGTACCAGTGGCTGCCGGTGTATACCGCCGCCGCAGCCCTGAAGCCGGATGAGCTGACCCACTGCGCATGCGGCGATGCATACCCAGCGACCAGCTATGGCGCCGGCTTCATCGACGGCAGCGGGATGTGCCCGAACTGTGATGCGGCGATTCCTGCAACGGACATTCACACACCAGCAGCCCGCGACGTGCTGGCCGAGCGCCGCCGGCAGGTTGAGACCGAGGGCTGGATGCCGGTGCACGACGACGAGCACGCAGGAGGCGAGCTAGCCGATGCAGCCGCCTGCTATTCCCTCTGGGCCGGCGGAATCAATCCCGGTAACTGGCGGGAGTTCTGGCCGTGGGCGTCCGAATGGCTGAAGCACAGCGAGCCACGCCGCATGCTGGTCAAGGCCGGCGCCCTGATCCTGGCTGAGATCGAGCGGCTGGACCGGGCCGCCAACAAGGAGGCCAGCCATGGATAGAGCCCCACGCCACCACGCCATGGTGGACTTCCACCAGCACCAGGAACGGCTCTACGTGGTACTGGAAGAGGATCACGAGAAGGTGGAGAAGGAGCTGCAGCGGGCCCACATGCGCATCAAGGAGATGGACCTGCTGTTCGGCCGGTACATCCTCGCCATGCGCTCCGCCGTGATCGAACACGAGAACGGCAAGGGCGCCGAAGCGGCAATGCTCTGGATCTTCAACAGCCTGGCCGGCCCGGGCGAGTTGCCACCTGAAGAGGAAACCGACGCCCAGGCCTACTTCGACCGTGAGATCAAGCCGGTGGATGATGCGCTGCAGGAGATCATGAGGTTCTGGGAGGCGGATCGCGCCGACAAGCAGCAGGAAGGAGGTGCGTGATGGCATGGCAGAACAACGTCCGTTGCGATGAGTGTGGAGCCATCCATGAATGCGCGCCGAGTGCCGGGTGGGCCAATGCGTTCCGCACCAAATACCCGTGTTGGAAGTGCGGCAGCACCGAGTCCTACAACTGGAGCGACGTGACAGAGCGCTGGATGTCCACAGCCACCTGGTGGAACCCAATGACCTGGGGGAACGGGTACTGGCAGCGAAAGGACGGTTTCTGGCGTAAATGGATGGAGGAGCCCACCCATGCCCAATGACCAACTGAAGCCAGTGGCGGGGCAGTCCCGATTCACGTCGCCCAAGAGCGATTGGCAGCCGTGCAGCTACGAACACCACCTGATGGTCACGCTCTGCCCTCATGAGTGGCCGGACTACGAGACGCGAGCGCTCTACGCCCTATCAGAGGACAGCGTGGTGGTTCCGGCTGACTACACGCCGGTGAAGACCGAAGCCGTTCTCTTCCTGCTCGGACTGGGCACCGAGCCTTTCACTCAACCTGAGGGAAAGGGGAAGTTCTGGTGGCGCCAGCGCCTCCACGAAGCAATCCCAGGCGGGCTTGAGGCCATGCTCGCTGAAGACAAGAAGCGCCACAGTCCTACCTGATCTATCCCCACCTACCCCACCAGCTGCCGGCGAGAGTCGGCGGAGAGGTAAAACCATGTCCGAACTGAAGATCATGGCGGCTCAGGCTGCCCTGACAAAGATGGTCGCCAGCTCCCACTTCTCAATCTGCACCATTGACACCATCTGCAAGATGCTCGGGGTCAAGCCGGATCGGGAAGCCTACGAGATCCTGCACACGCTCCACTGCGTGGACTACAACCAGATGCCGCCGCAGCTCCTGCAGGCCCTGCCGGAGCTTATCCACCGGGTCGTCAACTCCCCCGCCTTCGACGCTAGTCGAATCAACATCGTCCAGGAAGGCGCCGCCCTCCGGCTCATCAAGCATTAGCCCAGCGCCAGCGCTGACCAGCGAGGTATCCAGCATGGACATCCAGACCGAAACCCTTAGCGACGAAGAGCTGGTCGCCATCACCGGCTACCGTCTACCTTCACTGCAGATCAAGTGGCTCGCCAAGAACGGCTGGCAGTACGCCCTCACCGGGGCGCGCCGGCCTGTCGTCGGCCGCGTGTACGCCCGGCTCAAGCTGGCCGGCGTGAAACCCTCATCCACCAATGCCGTGGCTGAGCCCTGGTCATTGGACCTCTCCAAAGTGGGATAACCATGCGCCCGAAGAAACCAGCCAACCGAGACCTGCCGCCAAGGATGATCCGCCGGGTGCGCACGCTGAAATCGGGCCAGGAATGGGTCGGCTACTACTACGCCGGCCGCGATGAGAAGGGGAACAGGAAGGAGATACCGCTGGGGACGGACCCTGACGAAGCGCGGGTGAAGTGGGCGCAGCTGGAGCGCAAGAAGGTGCCGGTGGCGGCCAAGACGGTGGGTGACCTGCTGCGCCGTTACGACCGGGACGTGATCCCCGGCAAGGGCGCCAAGACCCAGAAGGACAACCGCAAGTGCCTGGTGCACCTGGTGCGCGCCTTCGAGTCGGCGCCGCTGGAAGCGATCACCCCGCAAATCATCGCGCAGTACCGGGACGCCAGGACGGCACCGGTGCGCGCCAACCGCGAGATCGCCCTGCTCTCGCACGCGTTCAACATGGCCAGGGAGTGGGGGATTTTCAGCAAGGAGAACCCGACGCGGGGCGTCAGGCGCAACAAGGAGGCGCCGCGCGACGTGTATGTCACGGACGAGGTGTGGCAGGCGGTGTATGCGGAGGCGCCGCGGGAGCTGCAGGTGGCGATGGACATTGCCTACCTGACCGGCCAGCGGCCCTCCGATGTGCGCAAGATGCGCTGGGCGGAGGTGACGGACGACTTCCTGCTGGTCGACCAGGGCAAGACGGCACAGAAGCTGCGCATCCGCCTACATATCGACGGGCTGCGGACGGGCCTCGGGCGGCTGCTGGATGAGTTGGATCGGTCACGGCCGCACCTGGTCACCACCCCGGAGGGTAAGCAGCTGACCGAGCCGATGCTGCGCCAGCGCTTCGAACCGGCGCGCAAGCGGGCCGCCGACAAGGCGAGCGAGAACGGTGACCCGGATCTGGCTGAAGCGATTATGACCTTCCAGTTCCGCGACATTCGCCCGAAGGCCGCTTCGGAAATCGTCAGCCTGGAAGACGCGTCCGACCTCCTCGGACACACCAAGCAGGAGATCACCAAGCGGGTTTATCGGCGCGTCGGCAAGGTGGTGAACCCCGTGAAATAGCCACGGGGTTGCGGAAATGGTGGGAATAGTTGCGGAAATGGCGTGGCGGGAAGTGGCGGAATTAACGCTTTTCTAAAACGCCAGCGGCAGCCGAATTGGCTGCCGCTGCGGGTACTACATCTGTCATCTATCAGCTGAGTCGTGCGATCAGTTCGCGCGCTTCCTGTTGCTGGGTGTCACTACCCTCGGACAGCACCTCGTCGAGGATGTCGCGAGCGCCTTCAGTGTCACCCATGTCGATATAGGCACGAGCCAAATCCAGTTTGGTCGCGGTTTCGTCGGTACCGGAGAGGAAATCGAAGTCGTCCTCCTCGCCCAGCCCCAGGCCGAGGTCTGCCGTCTCATCTTCCAGTACGGCAACCGGCTCGGGTTCCGGCGCCTTCTGCAGACTGTCGGAGAGCTGATCCAGCTCGGCGGTCACTTCGTCCAGTTGCGCGGCAAAGCTGTCATTGTCAGCCAGCGGCTCGGCAATCGGCTCGTCGGGCAACGAGAGGTCGAAATCAGCCGGCAGACCGAGCAGACCTTCGCTTTCCTTTTCTGCTAACGGAGCGGGTGCTTCGGCAGTCAGCGGCGTGTCGAGGTCACTGTCCAAACTCAGCAGGAAATCTTCCTCATCGGCCGTCGCCGGCTGGGTAGTCGGCTCCAGATCCAGGCTGAAGTCAGCCAAGTCGTCGCTGAGTTCCAGACTCTCGTCGCCAGTCAGCAGTTCGTCGCTACCACCGATATCCAGATCGAAATCCAGATCGCTTTCGGCCTTGACCGGCGCGGCTGGGAGGTCGAGCTCCAGATCGTCCAGCCCCAGATCATCGACCGGAGCTGCAGCCGGCTGGATGACGGTCGGTTTTTCGTCTGCAAGCTCCAGATCGAGGTCGGAATCCAGATCATCCAGACTGAGGTCGAATGCGTCGTCCAGATCAGCGCTGCCAGCTGTCGGCGCGTTTGCCGGAACATCGTCGAGGGTCAGGTCATCGAGACTGAAGCTATCGAGATCGTCTGCCGCAGCCAGCCCCGCAGCCGCACTGGCTGCTACGGCGGCAACGGCCATGGCTGGGTACTTGCCTTTCAGTTGCTCGATTTCGCCGTTCGCGCCGCCAATTTCGCGGAGCTCGCTTTCCTGGCGCGCAAAACCTTCGCGATCTCCCAGTTCGGCATAGACCTCCATCAGCTTGAGGCGAAGATCGCTGCGATGCGGCTCATCATTGATGGCGTTCTGCAACAGCTCGCCAGCCTGGTTGAAGCGGCCGTAGGCGATGTAAATGTCGGCCTCGCTGATCACGTCGCCAGTCTGCGCGGTGACACGCTCGTCGGCCTTGGCGGGAGCAGCATCCGGCGCGTCGGCAACCGCGGCGTCCAGATCCGGACTATCGAGGCCAGAGAAACCGTCGTCCTTCAGATCGAGATCACCGTCGAAACTGTTCTCGTCGTCCTGCGCGGCAAGACCGTTCTGCAGCTCGGCCTCTTTCAAGGCATTGCGGCGCGACAGCACCATCAGCAGAACCAGCAAGGCCACGAGCGCACTGCCACCCGCCAGGAGCAGCAGCATGGGGTTGGCAAGCACATCGTCGATGATGCTGGACTGCGGCGGTTCGACCACAGGCGCAGCCGGTGCGGTCTGCACAGGCTTGACTGGCGCGGCCGGCTTGGCGGGTTCCGCCGGTTTGGGCGGCTGCGCTGCGGCGGGTGCTGCAGGCTGGGCAGGTGCAGTCGGCTGGGTCGGTGCGATGGGCTGTGCCGGAGCGGCAGCTGCCGGTTGGGCCGGAGCAGCGG